CGGGGGGCGCCCGGTCACGGTGGTTATGAACATCTCGACCCCCGATGTGCAGGGGTTCCAGCGCAGTCAATCTCAGGTCGCAGCCCAGGTCAGCCGGGCGCTGTCCCGGGGCCAGCGGAACCGGTGAGGAGGCATCATGGCATTTCACGACATTCGCTTTCCGGCGAACCTGAGCTTCGGGTCGATCGGCGGACCAGAGCGGCGCACGGATATCGTCACCCTGTCGAACGGGTTCGAGGAAAGAAACACGCCCTGGGCCCATTCGCGCCGGCGCTATGACGCTGGGTTGGGGCTGCGGTCACTGGACGACGTCGAGACGGTGATCGCTTTCTTTGAGGCCCGGAACGGGCAATTGCACGCCTTTCGCTGGAAGGACTGGTCTGACTTCAAGTCATGCGCGCCGTCTGCGGCGGTGTCGGATGCGGATCAATTGATTGGCACGGGTGACGGTGTGCAGCGGGTCTTTCAGCTGCAGAAATCCTACAGGTCGGGGCTGCAAGCCTATGTTCGCCCCATCCGCAAACCGGTGCTGGGGTCGGTGGTGATTGCCATCGAGGGCGACGGGAAGGTCGAGGGGGTGGAGTTCACCGTCGATGTGATCTCCGGCGAAGTGACCTTCACGCTGCCGCCAGAGGCCGGGGCCCGAGTCACCGCCGGGTTCGAGTTCGACGTTCCCGTCCGCTTCGATACCGACCAGATCCAGACCTCGGTTGCGTCGTTCAATGCCGGGGAAGTGCCAAAGGTTCCGGTGGTGGAGGTGCGACTATGACAAGCGAAGCGCTTCATGCGCATCTGGCCACCGGTGCCACGACCTTGTGTCGTGCCTGGATCGTAACCCGCAAGGATGGCGTCGTCATGGGCTTTACCGACCATGACCAGGACCTTGTCATCGACGGTGTGATCTGCCGCGCGGATGCCGGCATGTCCGCAAAGGCATTGCAGCAGACGACCGGCCTTTCGGTCGACAACTCGGAAGCGGTAGGTGCGCTGACCGATGCGTCGATCACCGAGGCGGACATTCAGGCCGGGCGGTTCGACGGGGCTGAGGTGAAGACATGCCTCGTCAACTGGGCGGCACCCGATGAGCGGGTTGTCGAGTTTCGCGGATCGCTGGGCGAGATCACGCGGTCTGGTGGGGCGTTTCGGGCCGAGTTGCGGGGTCTGACGGAGCTTTTGAACCAGCCGCAGGGTTTTGCTTTCCAGCCGGGTTGTTCGGCGGTTCTTGGTGACCGGCGCTGCAAGTTCGACACTGGCGCGCCGGGCTTTTTCGTCGAACTGGCGCTTGAAGGGGCCAGTGATGGCCGGGTGTTTCGGTTCGCTGATTTCCCCGGGTTCGCGACGCGCTGGTTTGAACATGGCAGGTTCGAGGTCGTTAGTGGAGACGCTGCTGGTCTGGTCGGTGTGGTCAAGATCGACCGTGTCGAGGCGGAAGGCCGGACGATCGAGCTTTGGCAATCGATCACAGCGAGGCTGGCTGCCGGTGACCTGATCCGTATCATAGTGGGATGCGACAAGACCGCCGGAACGTGCCGCACGAAGTTCGGCAACTTCCTGAACTTTCGCGGGTTTCCTCATGTGCCGGGCGAGGATTGGCTAGCCGCCTATCCGGGTCAGGATCGTCCGAACACCGGTGGTTCCCGGTTTGCTGGCGCCGTGACATGACAGTAGGTGTCCGCGCCGTTGCCGAGGCCCGAGGCTGGATCGGCACGCCCTACTTGCACCAGGCCTCGGTCAAGGGAGCGGGGACCGACTGCCTCGGCCTGTTGCGGGGGGTCTGGCGGTCGCTGCTGGGCGAAGAGCCGGAGCCGGTGCCACCCTACACGGACGATTGGTCCGAACCGTCGCGCGACGAGGTCTTGTTCGAGGCGGCGGAACGCTGGCTTGTGAGAAAGGATATCGCAAACGCCTTGGTTGGCGATGTGCTGCTGTTCCGCCTTCGCGAGGGGTCTGTCGCCAAGCATCTAGGCATCCAGTCCGAGATCGGCACTTCTTCTGCGTTCATCCATGCCTACACCAGTCACGGCGTCGTGGAGAGTCCGCTTTCCCAGCCCTGGCAGCGCCGGATCGCGGCGCGCTTTTCCTTTCCCGATGGAGCCAAATGAATGGCAACGCTTGTCCTTTCCGCCGCCGGTGCTGCCATTGGGGCAGGGTTTGGCGGGACTATCCTTGGTCTCTCTGGTGCCGTCATCGGGCGGGCGCTTGGGGCGACGCTGGGTCGCGCAATAGACCAGCGGCTCTTGGGGGCCGGATCGGACCCGGTCGATATCGGTCGCATCGATCGCCTGCGTCTGACCGCTGCTGGCGAAGGCGCGCCGATCGGGCAGATCTGGGGGCGGATGCGGATCGGCGGACATGTGATCTGGGCAACCGAGTTCGCGGAATCGGTGCAGCGACGACGCTCTGGCAAGGGGGCCCCGAAGCCGAAGGTCAACGAATTCAGCTATTCGGTCAGCCTTGCGATTGCGCTGTGCGAAGGTGAGATCTTGCGCGTCGGACGGATCTGGGCGGATGGAAACGAAATCTCGCCGCGCAGCCTGAACATGCGCGTCTATTCCGGCAGCGAGACCCAGCTTCCAGATGCTAAGATTCAGGCTATCGAGGGGGCGGCGAACGTTCCGGCATACCGTGGCCTAGCCTATGTGGTCATCGAGGACCTTCAACTGTCGACCTTTGGCAACCGCGTGCCACAGTTCAGTTTTGAGGTGTTTCGTGCAGCCCAGGGGCCGGCAGTTGACCCGACATCAACCCTGTCGGCGGCTATTCAGGCTGTCGCGCTGATCCCTGGAACCGGAGAATACGGACTTGCGACGACGCCGGTGCATTTTCGGGTCGGACTGACAAGACGCCGGCAGGCCAACATGCATTCGCCCTCTGGCCTGACTGATTTCACGACAAGCCTGCAGCAGCTTGGCGAGGAACTGCCGGCCGTCGGGTCGGTCTCGCTTGTTGTATCCTGGTTTGGCAACGACCTGCGCTGTGGAACCTGCGAAATCCGGCCCAAGGTCGAACAGCGAAGCCGTGACGGGCAGGGGATGCCCTGGCGCGCGGGCGGGATAAGCCGGACTGCGGCGCAAGAGGTGCCAAGGGTGGAAGGTGCCTCGATCTATGGCGGAACGCCGGCGGATGCCTCGGTCATCCAGGCGATCCAGGCGATCCGGGCTTCGGGCAAGGAGGTCATGTTCTACCCGTTCATCCTCATGGAGCAGTTGGAGGGCAATACCCTGCCGGACCCTTGGACCGGAGGCACAGGGCAGCCGAAACTGCCGTGGCGGGGCCGCATCACGCTTTCATCCGCGCCTGGGCAGGCGGGCAGTCCGGACCGGACTGGGGCAGCGGCTGTCGAGGTGGCGAACTTCTTCGGAACCGCGGTTCCGGCGCATTTTTCGGCCAGCGGGACCACAATTTCCTATTCCGGGCCGGGCGGATGGCGTTACCGGCGCTTTATCCTGCATTACGCAAAATTGTGCGCGCAGGCAGGTGGCGTGGACGCGTTCTGCATTGGGTCCGAAATGCGGTCACTGACGCAGATACGGGGTGACGGCGACAGTTTTCCGGCTGTCGAGGCGCTGGTTGCACTTGCTGCCGACGTCCGGGCGATCCTGGGACCGAACACGAAGATCAGCTATGCGGCGGATTGGTCGGAATACTTCGGCTATCAGGCCGATGGAAACCTGCATTTTCACCTGGATCGGCTGTGGGCGGACAGCAACATCGACTTCATCGGCATCGACAACTACATGCCGCTGTCCGATTGGCGCGACGGGGAAACCCATGCGGATGCGGTTTGGGGGTCAATCTACAATCTTGAGTATCTGAAAGCCAATATCGAGGGGGGCGAGGGGTTCGACTGGTACTACGACAGCTTTGAGGGTGCGGCGTCCCAGCGCCGCTTGCCGATCGAGGACGGGGCGTTTCAGGAACCCTGGGTGTTTCGCTACAAGGACTTGCGGTCCTGGTGGTCGAACACGCACCATGACCGGATCAACGGCGTGCGGTCTGCAAGTTCGACCGACTGGGTTCCGTTCTCGAAGCCGTTCCGCTTCACTGAATTCGGCGCGCCTGCAGTGGACAAGGGCACGAACCAGCCGAACAAGTTCGTCGACCCGAAATCCTCTGAATCCGGTCTGCCGGTCTGGTCGAATGGTCGGCGCGATGACCTCATCCAGATGCAGTATCTCCTTGCCCAGACCTCGTACTGGTCCGATCCGGCCCGCAATCCGGTCTCTGCGCTGTACGGAGAGCCGATGCTCAACATCAGCCGGTCGCATGTCTGGGCCTGGGATGCCCGTCCGTTCCCCGAGTTTCCGGGGCAGGTTAGCGTGTGGAGCGACGGCGGAAACTATGCGCGCGGTCACTGGCTGAACGGACGGGCCACCAACCAGCCATTGGCACAGGTGGTCCGGGAGATCTGCGAGCGTTCGGGCGTGCCTGATGCAGACACCCGAAACCTGTATGGGCTGGTCCGAGGCTATCAGCAGGCTGACTTGACCTCGGCCAGGGGCAGCCTGCAGCCGTTGTCACTGGCCTACGGCTTCGATGCGATCGAGCGCGACGGAGCCCT